AAAACCGTAGTTAATGGATATTAAAAAACACGTCTATTCCTATAATGGAGGTTAAATTCATGTTAACTTTTGTAAAACCAATCCTCGAAAAACGTCGTTTTTGGTTAAAATATCTTTAAAAACGGCGGAAAAGTGGGGAAAAACAGCGAAAAAAGCACCAAAAACAGCGAAAAAAGCACCAAAAACGGCGAAAAATGCACCAAAAACGGCGAAAAAACGGATAAAATGAAGAGATAAAAACCAAAAATTCGCCTGATACTTTCTAAAAAATAAACCGTTTCCCACTTTTTATGATGAAAAACGGCTTATAAATGTTTAAAAATTCTACCTTTTACTCAAAATACCGCTCAATCGTCCACTCAAACTCCTCCGCATCATCAATAAACCTATGAGAGTATCCCAAGAATTTAGCCCAAAACCTCTGCTCACCTGAAACGATGCCCCCTCCATCCGGTCGCTTAAATTCGACAAATAAACATTTACCGCCCTCTTGAATAAACATGTAGTCCGGTATTCCCTTATGCTTATTCTTCTCCAGCTTCACCGCAACAAGTCCTTTTTGCCGTGCAATATTGCAGCACTCCTGTTCGAGGATCAACTCTGATTTTTTCATAACACATTAATTATTGTTTTGTTATTGGCAATTTTAGTTTTTCTTCTATTTTAAATCTTACATACGGGCTTATATCCTGCGAAAGCCGATCCATAATATCCTGCGGCGTGTTTACGTTTGCCGCTATGGATCTCCGTACACGCCAATCACTGTGATTCGATAAGTGCTCGATTGTAGGATAGTCGTTCGTGACTTCTGCTATGCTAATTTGTTCCCGCAAGGGCAATTCGTCAATATTGAACTTTGATTTGTAGATGTTGTATATACGATAGGGTTTACCGGCTTTTTTGAGCATCTTTATCTCTCTCGCTGTCCCTTTACTTTCTCCATTCCAGAAAACGAGAGCTTCGTCGCATTCAGCAACCATTTTCTGGTTTTTAATCATTATATCTTTCAGGGCTATATAAAATCCTAATCCGCTTTCATAGTTATAAAGTGTGATTTTGATTCCCTTATCCTCTGCTACTTTCCTGGCGCATTCCGCAGCGCCTTTGATGTTGCCTGATGTAATGTACCAATTCTCTTTTACCATCAATTCATTTAGGATTTCCGTTACGGACTCGGTATCAATCTCCCGGCTTCCAAATATTGCTATCTTTTTCATCGCTGCTTGATTTTAATTTCTATTCTCTATTTTTTTTGGATCTCATCTGCGCAACCGTTCTCCGACACTACTTTAATGATCTCATTCCTTAATGCCAAGCTCACCCTGTCGCCATACCCAAGATAGTCGTTAAACTTCCTGATACCGCTCCAGACGGTCGCATGTGATCGGTTTGACTGCCTTGCTATGTCGCTTAGCCTTATCCCCTTCCTATTCATGTAGTGCCATATTGCCATCCTTTTAATAGGGTTCAAACCCGCCCTGTTATCCTGCTTAAGGTCCCCGAAGCCAGCCTTTTCGCAAATCTCGTCGAAAGACGGCACTTTCGCATTAATCGTTGATGTACGTGTGTTTCTTGATCTCATAATATTTCTCATACTATTTATCATACTATTTCTCCCTTATTGTTTAATCTTTTCACTTTGCCCTGTTCTAAATAATACTTACCCATTGACGTGTCTACTTCACCATTGTTTTTCGCCATGTTTGGCTTTTGCTTCTTGCCAGATATTTTTCTTTTTTTCATCTTTTATTTATTTATTCAATTTTTCCAAATCACTCCTCTGCCGTTACATGTCCTGCATGTTGTTCGACTTGAATACGTTGATAGCTGACCGGAGTAATAAAAATCACCCGAAACATCTCCCCTTCCTTCGCATACGGGGCAACGGAATGGAACTCTACCCGCAACTCCCCACTTTTTTGCCTTGTGTTGTATCATAATAATCATTTTTATTTTCCACGACCATCTCCGTCGATATATATCAAACTAACCTTTTCCCCGTCACCGTGAATAGTGAATGTAGGGTACGAGCCATCATCATTTCTTTTGTTTATCTTATCAGTCGGCCATATCTGATAACCGTACTCCCAGCAAAGACTGTCAACTTTTTCGATAAACTCATCCATCTTTTTACTAATCATATCTTTTAGTGTTAATGTTATGCCTGATCAGCACAGGGTCTGTTTTTAACGCCACCTCCATCATTACGATAGCCACATCTATAGCTTCCCCGAACTCTTTCACATCGGGCATCTCAATCTCCGCTCCCCTGCGCCACTTGTTGGCGTGTTTGAGGATTTTTATTGCCTGTTTTACTGTCATGATTTAATTTCTTTTACCCATGCTTCATTATCAACTATAATTATTCTACCATCCCATCCGCAATTCGTGCATTGCACAGGGTCACCATCGAAGAAAAAATTATCTTTCGCTTCCGTAAATGCCTCCAATTCACCACTGCATTCAGTGCACTCAAACCAGCTTATGGGTTTCCATTTTTTATTTTCCATAATTAATATTCATTTTAAACATTCGTGAATTTCACGTTAGAGGCAAGTGCTACCACCCTGCTACCAACACAGCTTTTCGTTCCTTAATATCCACTTCATAAAATGCCCCACAATCACAATGACAAGGTGAATGCCTATTTACATTTGCCAAAGCATCATCAGGGCAATTTTCCAAAGTATAATTTTCTAAAAAGCATTCACCGCTTTTAGTTTGAAACTCATTTTCAGTTCCGCATTTAGGGCATTTTACCCACACACTATCAAACATTCCCATTTTAATTTTATTATTAAACCGCACCAGCCACTAACAGCGGTTTTGCGCCACCTCTGGACAGTTGATGCGCTGTTATTAAAGTTTATCTAAAGCGGCAACGCAAAGCCGCAAAACGTTATCCGTTCGGGTGAATTTTACAACCATTAGGATACCATTTGTCACTCCCAGTAAATCTTATGCACTTACACTCGTCATCCGTCAACTCATCATCAACAAGATTCGATAACAGTTCTTTTGCTTCTGACGGCTCCATTTTTTTATTGTAAAGCAATTCTAAAATTTGGTCTATACTCATTTTATCGCTCATGACTGTTATATTTTAAACATTCGTAAATACCGTGTTAACGGCAACCGAGATTACCGCTTTCAACAATATAACCGCAATAAATTATGAAGTCGCCTTTGCCTATTCCTGTAATTGATAAGCCGTTTGAGTATTTGCGTTCAGCAACATTCATATAACATTCCATAAAACCTTCGTATTTGCATATAAAGTAAGGCTTGTCAGATCCATATCCGTTTACAAACTTTATATAATCGTATTCTTTTTCATTGTCGTCTTTATCGAACAAACGGCTTCTAATCCAGTCGCTATTTTTTCTAAATTCCTCCCGTTTTTCGCCTGTAACCATTACGGAAAAAGGTTCTTTTTTCAAAGATAAATGAAGCAAACGGCAGCCGTTAACACTTTGTATAGTGCATGACTGTTCTGTTTTCTGAGTTTCGTTTTTCATATCTAAGTTTTTACGTGTTTGAATTTTTGTGGCTTTTATTAGGCAGCCACTACGCCATACAATATTCCGTTGTTCGTAATACAAGAACACTACTCGCTGAATGTTATTTTTGTTTTAACATCCATTTTTATCATATTATCATCAACTTTAAAGTAAATCCCATCTGACTCATAAAAACCACCTCCGAATTTACCTGAGTAAAATCTTCCAGGTATATAGTCACCACAGTAATATTCCCCTTCATCTGATAATGTTACGTTTTTACCAATAAATTTACTAAATGACAAATTGAATGTTTCCATCGTTTTAACTATTAAAGCACTACGCACAACATATAATGTGAACTACCCACCCACGCCAAAGGCGATGGGATGGGCTTCGGGTTTCATAGAGTGTGCTTTGTTACCAAAGTCTGATTTCCTCTCCACCTTTGTAATCGACAGTCCCTGCCGATGTATTTTTAAACCTTCTTTGAGAATATTCCTACTTGCATTTACATCTCTGTCGTGTACAACACCGCAGGATTTACAAGTCCATTCTCTATCTGAAAGTTTTAATTCTTGATTTATCCAACCACAATCTCCACAAGTCTTTGATGATGGATAGAACCTGTTTATTTTTACAAGTTCTTTTCCATACCAATCACACTTATATTGAAGTAATGTAACGAAATTGCCCCAACTTGCATCAGCAATATGTTTGGATAGTTTGTGGTTTTTAATCATACCTTTTACATTCAAATCTTCACACACAATTAGGTCATTTTCATTAACCAACTGATGTGAAACTTTGTGTAAGGTATCTAATCTACAACTTGCAATTTTCTCGTGAATTTTAGCAACTTTGAGTTTTTGTTTTTCAAACCCATTACTGCCTTTTTGTTTACGAGAAAGGTGCTGTTGTGCTTTCTTTAATTGTTTAGCATATTTTTTTGTATATCTATTATTCTTAAATTTCTTATTATCAGAAGTAATCACAAAATCTTTCAAACCAAGGTCGATACCAACTTGTCTATTTGTTTTTTGTAATTCATCAGCCTCTTGTTCTGTGAAAATTGAAACATAATATTTACCAGTAGGTGTTTTGGTAATACTCATCTTACCAATTTTACCTTTAACTTCTCTATGTAATTTTACCTTAATACCATCTCTAAATTTAGGTATAATTATCTTGCCATCCTCAAGCTTACCAAATTGAGGTATTGTAAAGGTATTTTTATGTTTTCTTGATTTGAATTTTGGAAATTGTGCATTACCTCTAAAGAAGTTTAGAAACGCTGTATCTAAAGAACGTAAAGCAAATTGAAGCGTTTGACTATTTACTTCTTTCAGCCACTTTGTATCTTCTTCTTTTTTTAGTTTTGTCAGGGTGGCAGCTTGTTTGTAATAATTGTCAGACTTTTTATCTGCTTGATATTGCTCTTTACGTTCATTTAGAAAATGATTATACACCCAACGAGAGTGTCCAAAGTGCTGATTTAAAGGCACTTCTTGCTCTTTTGTAGGGAAAAGACGAAATTTATATGTCTTGTTAATCATCTTCATACTTATTATACATCAAAATTTATGCCAAAATATTAAATTATGTAAATTTGTCATATTATACCGTTCAACATATTGTAAAGGTTAGCTTTTGTCGCTTACATTCCACCCACACTTCGTGATGAATGGGTTTTACGCTCCGTCAAATAAACAAATAAAATATATAATTAATTAACTTATCTTATAATCTTTGCAATCTTGTATTTATAGTTTAACATTACGCCTTTATCAAATAACTCGTAGTCTGCTCCGAATATATTATCTTTAAACGAAAATTGCAATCCGAGTTCCGCTATCGGCATTTTAGTTCCTAACCGGTAACCAAAGCCACAACCAAGAGCAAAACTGAAAATTTCCTTTTTTACGATAGTGTTTGTAATTATAGTTTGCATTTGGTACACATCAATGTCATACGTTAGCGTTTTTAAAGCGTTTTGCTCAATATCAATATTTATGTTCAATTTGTACGTACTATCGAAAAACAGCCGTTTATATCGTTTCTCGGCGAAATAATCTCTAATGGCTTCAGATGTGTCAAAAATAGTATCACGGTCATGAAAAATTATAGTGTCGTATTTCGGATAATAAACCGTATTTGTCGTGTGAATTGTGTCGTGAACGGTAATAGTATCGCTTGTACTGTGTTCCGGCACGTTCGGACACTCCTTAGAACATTCTTTGAATAGAACGGCACAAATTATAATCAACGAAACGGATAATGCTGCAATAGCAATATTCTTTTTCATAACGAAAAAATTTGATTTCTGTTTTTGCCGGATATTTTATATGAAACATGAATCCACATAAAATTATTTTCGTTTATCAGTTGGTCTACTTTTATTTGTCCTGTTTGCACAAGATTTTTAATCACGTGAAATAATACTTTATTAGCTTCCCTTCCTTTGTTTGTTGTTATGTCCGCTGCTGCCGAATTATTTATGCATGTATGTTGAGACGTTTCAACACCCCCGACAGCTTCATTTAACTCCTTGCACCTATAGCCGCTATTTACAAAAATCGGATTTGTATATTGTGCTCGGATAGGGTCAAGAACCTTATCGATTAACTCAACATAATTCTTAATAAATTTCGGAGGTATTTTATTCGTTATCCCTTTTGCATCAGCAATAGCCGAATGTTCCATTTCTTCAATTGTAAAATATTTCATATATTATTTTTTATATTTTTCTAAAAATTTCTTTAAGCTCGGAATATTCTCCAAAAACTCTACGCTTAAAAACCAATGTAAAAATCGTATAGTATTACTTTTAGGGTATAGTCTTTTGAAATTCTTTGTTAGGTTCGTAACATAGAAATAAATAGCAACCCAGCTAATTGTTTTTACGACGTAAAGTATCAACATTTCATCGCACATAAATTTCCCAATCGCATAAAGTAACGTGATAACAAAAATATAAATACCGAATAGCTTTATCGCAGCAAATCCTTTCTTTATGTCGATTTTCTCTTTATTAATTTTTTTCCCTGATGCAATTCCGAAAACAATATCCGTTACAAAAATAATTGTTATAGCAATTATCATGTTAATCACAGGTTCAAAATAGCTTATCATAGCCATGATAGCCGAAACAATCACTATCCAAAGTGTTTTTAAAAATTCTTCCATGATTTAAAAAGATAAATTATTAATGTTCCTAAACATCCACCAAAAGCCGTATAAACAAAATCTAAGATATTAAATTTTGTTCTTTTGATGTCGTAAATTTCTTTTGCGACGCCTGCTAAGACTGCGGCAATAAGCCCGATATAAGGAGCTGTGAACAATCCTACTGATAAGGCAATAACAAGCCCGCAAAGAAAATGCACGAGTTTATCCATTTGGTATATTTTTATTTTGTTCAGCCTCGTAGGCTTCTTTTTCTTCTAAAGTAGCCTCTCGGTAATTGTCTTCATTCAATACCTTCGCTGTTATCGTCTTCGCATACCAGCGATTATCCGTTTCGCCGTTTTGAGTGATGTAACCCGCATCTGCGACTAACTCTTCCCTCTCTTCTAATATTATCTTTTTCATATTATTTAATTTTATCCTACCACTAACCAGTTTTTATTCGTTGCAATTGTCTTTGTGCAAGTCGCTGCACCGGGATTTCCCGTAATATTAATTGTTTGCTGTGTAAATCCCGTTAAGTCTTTTAAATCAGTAAATAATAAATCGAGGTTTGTAGCGTCTAATTTTGAACTCGCAACCGTAAACGATAGCGAAATGTTAGGCACTCGACAAACGGACATTGTTCTATTACTCGTAAATATATTCGTTATCGTTGTCGCTGCTGCAAGGGTTGTATGTGCGAGATTGACAGCTTCTAAGGAATTACAATTGTAAAACATATAAGACATATTCGTTACACTTTCTGTATTAAAGGAACTTAAATCAATGCTTTGTAAGAAAAAACAATAATAAAACATACTAGCCATATTCGTTACACTTGCTGTATTAAAGGAACTTAAATCAAGGCTTTGTAAGGAATTACAATAATAAAACATAGCAGCCATATTCGTTACACTTTCTGTGTTAAAGGAACTTAAATCAAGGCTTTGTAAGGAATTACAATTGTAAAACATATAAGACATATTCGTTACACTTTCTGTGTTAAAGGAACTTAAATCAAGGCTTTGTAAGGAATTACAATTGTAAAACATATTAGTCGTACTCACTACACTTGCTGTATTAAAGGAACTTAAATCAATGCTTTGTAAGAAAAAACAATAATAAAACATAGCAGCCATATTCGTTACACTTGCTGTATTAAAGGAACTTAAATCAAGGCTTTGTAAGGAATTACAATTGTAAAACATATAAGACATATTCGTTACACTTTCTGTGTTAAAGGAACTTAAATCAAGGCTTTGTAAGAAAAAACAATTGTTAAACATATTAGCCATATTCGTTACACTTTCTGTATTAAAGGAACTTAAATCAAGGCTTTGTAAGGAAAAACAAATGTAAAACATAGAAGACATATTCGTTACACTTGCTGTATTAAAGGAACTTAAATCAACCGACTGCAAACTCCGACAACTACTAAACAATCCATAAGTAGCCGTACAAGCATTCGTATTTTGATATATTCTAACTTTTTGCAAAAATATACTATTTGAAACCGCACCATTAAACCACGTAACGCTACTCATAGCCGTACCAGAGCAATTTATATCAAGCCAATTACAAGTGGTCTTACTATGTATGTCTGATGTGTGCTTTTCTCCTAATCTATAATACGTGATGTTCTGCCCAGATTGTGGGGTTATAGTTATAATTGCCTGCTTATGACCCCGTTCGCAAATAGTAGAATCAGGCAAATTTGCATACACAAAGGTATGCTCTGCTCCCACGCCACTTGCGAAATTCTCAACCGTTCCATCTCCCCAATCTACTGTATAATTACCGCCTACCTTCACACGACAATAGTTATTAAAACGATTGTTTGTAACATTATTATCATCCCAAACAGCATACAAGCCTACAAACTTTTGCTCTCCATCTGTAACCAAATGTGATATTTCAAGCCATTCCGTCGGTCTTAGCCATCCGCCTGGCGCTACTATGCTATGTGCATTTGTTTTTCCTATCATCTCGTTATCGTTATTAAAGGTATTGTAATCGAAGTATTTATTTTACTATATATAGTCAAAAGATTTGCACCTACAAGGCATATAGGACTATAATTATTGCTTATTGCTTGTTCGTGAGCAAATACAACATCTACGATATCAGTCGCTAATAATCCACTTATCGTTATTTCACTTTTATAGATAAAATATGGATATGTCGTATCCGCTACCCACGTACTCGCCACCGTATTTTCAACGATTATAACCTCGGCTTTTAAATTTAAGCTGTCTTTTACGAGCTTTTCAGAAGGTATATTTTCATGAGACGGAGTACCGCTCCATGATGTTACTAATTTGGTAGCTAAAAGAAATTTTGCTACTGCCCAGTCGTATAAACCTTTTAACGTCGGGTATTTAGTAATACTTTCTTTATACGTTTCAACATCGGATTCTTTGTTAGTTTCCGTCTCATAGACATTCTCGGCTTCCAAAATCGTTCCATCTAAGCCTACAATGGAATAACATTGCCTGCCATCTGCGTTTAAATATTTAATACATAATTTGTTGGGCGTTCCTTCAACAATTTCAATCCGACAAGGGGTTATCGGATAAATTAATGTCGTTAAATCGGCATTAGCTATATTTTTGCCAAAGACGACATCTTTTATTTCATCTTCTCCTGTCGTTAAAGATACAATTCCACCTTCAAATGTTACATTGTCTAACCTTGCATTAACAGTACTGTTAGAAAGGCTGTTATGTGATTTTGTATAAGCTATTTCTTTTTTAAACACAGCATTCTCAATTATGCCAGAAAAATCACTATACGCTATGTTTTTATGTGCAATTATATTATTTACATATCCTATAGATAACATACTAAAACACTGTCCAGCTATAATAGAATTATCAAAACCTCCAGAGCACAAGAAAGAACTTGCATTAATCCTATCTCCAAATACACTTCTAATTATATCCCAATTAGTAAATGTTCCATGTGTTACCCATTTATTCATATAATTATATCTAAAGTGGGCGTGAATAAGATTATTGTCGAATAAATCGCAAATAAGATTAATGTAAAAAGTAACTGATGTTTTATTCGCACTAAAACTCCATAAAATTGTGTTCCTATGAAAATCGCCACCTATCTGATTATTAGTAACTCCTGAATATGTAGGAGTTCTTGGATTTAAAGATTCTTTTTTAAATACCGTGTTAAATGCAGCAAACAAATGGCTATCATTATGAGACGATTGTTGATGCCAGTCATACAATGCTATGTTATTTTTCGACATTGAATATATTTCTTCCGTAGAAAACATCAAATAGTCTTTATACAAACCAGTTACAACAAACTGAAGAGTTCCAATCAACCCAGTTGGTGTATCAGACACATAGCTCATATCTGCAAAATTACATTTTATCCACGCATAGCTATCTAATTCGTTGATAGTGTTATTGTTAAGCTCAGGGTCTATACCTACATTGTTATTTCCAACCCCTATATATAAAAATCCATTTCGCTTAACGATTGCCCTTGAAGAATATACAGTTGCAGCATCCCATTCATTCCCAGTAACTTGCCATCGCCGAAATTTTATATTTCTAAAGTCAAAAGGAAAATCGTTTCGTTGTTTTGTGTCAATTCGACGAAATATAAACCCTCTATCCGCTCCGGGTGCAAGAATTGGGTTTCCATCTATTGTATTCTCAAAATTATAATATATTTCATCTTGAGGATATAATTTTGAATAAGCTTTTGTAGAAAATGAATTATTACTTATCGCTTTAATAATAAGAGGCTCTGTTTCAGATGTCAATATTTCTTTAGAGACCGCTTGCTGATAACGATTTCTATAATCAGTTATTTCATACAGCTGATTTTGCGTAAGATTATTTGATTGTTTCAACGCATATAGTTCTTCATAGGTAACTTGAACAGGATCTAATATATTCATCAAGTAATCTAATTTTATTTGCCCGTCTGTGCCTATTTTATCAATGATGCTTTCAGCTGTCTCATCGCCTGTGTTTTCTCCGCTTGTGTTTTCAATTACCGTCTTTTCATCGTCAGTTACATAGTTGTCATTTTCGCCCTTTTTAGGTTCATAGGTTGCGCTCGCCGTTGTGGGGGTCAAATAATCGACGTCTGCAGATAAAGCATCTTGTTTTGCGTTCCACGTGCTTTTTTCTAACTGTGTTACATATAAATCAGTAGCCGCTTTTTTAGGCTCGAATAGTGTATCAAAATACGTTTTTAATTTAGCTTTTATGTTTAGCCAAGTTGTTTTGACTATGCCATATTCAGTTTCCGAATCTAAATAAGGTACTTCGTCGTTATCGTTAATTGTTTCTTTTTCAGTTGAATCATGTATAATTGTCGCTAATTGTGCAGGAGTTACCGTTGTTCCGGATATAATTACTTCCTCATCAATAATATTATACAAAGTATCTCCGTCTGTTGTGTCAATTAACTCAATTTCGTACGCTTTAAAAGTTATGTAATCGAGCTTATTGTCAGTAAAGGAGCTGTCAGGTTCTTCAATTGTCAATTCTCTTTTAAGTAATCCTGGCAGAAGTCCGTGATTATCCAAAACACAAAGAACTGCGTTATTTTCTGAATCATATTTGCAATTAATCCATTCATTTTTACCTCCTCCTATTACATGCGAACAGGTATAAGTGTTTTCCTTTCCGGCAATAAAAGTAAAAGAAAAATTATACTCACGTGGGTCGATAGTTTCTCCTGCTTGTGTTTTGAACGTTTCTCTTATTTTGTAATCCGATTTATAGTAAAGTCTTAAATTAGCCATTTTTAATTAATATTAAATGTTATAATTTTTTGAACTGTTGGAAATTCTTTTGATTGCAGTATTACCGTTCCACTTGTTTCAGGACTATTACCTTGTATTTGAATACTATATTTATATACACCTGCATCATCAAATTGATCAAAAATGTTTACCGTTATTTCTCCTTCTGTGTTTATATACATATCAGGGAAATTATTAGGGTCTAAGTAAGCAATGAAATTGAATGGGTCATTTACGTTTATGTCATTTTCATCAGGACAATCTATTAATATTGTCTGTAATGGATTAACTTTTATTACTATATTCTTACTTATGCTTGAATCTGTTGCGGAGGTTAGAGTAATTTTTTCGTTTCCTTCTGCATCTCCTTGAACGGTTATTGTAAAAACTAAATTCAGGCTTGAATCATAGCTTTCAGTTATTGAAATAATACTTAAATTTTCAGTAACGGAAACATCAATTTCATTCTGCTTGGCAACGTTGGGAGAGATATAAGCAGTTAATGATGATTGCTCTCCAACCTTTATTTCATCGCTTTCTTTGTCGGTTTGAATCGTTACCGGAACTTTATAGATTTTAACCGTATTTGTATTATCATAGTATAGTTCGTTATTGATGCTTGCTTCTGCTTGTGGTTTAATATCAATCTTTACTCCGTCAATCAATTTAAAGGAATTGAAAACATTGGAATATACTTCTAACGTAGTCTTGAAGTTCTGAACTGTCCTATTGATGATATTAAGTTTATTAATCTCAATCACTCTATTAGATTCCTTTTGTGCTTCAAAAACCTCTTCCCATAGATTTATTTTCTTTTCATCTGAGAGAACAATTTTAATATCGTTGATATTTATGATATTTCTCACATATTCAATGATTCTATAATAATCATTGACGGCAAAATCAGCATCAACAATTCTAGCATAATCACCTATTGTAAACAGATTTATTGCTCCTCCGGCTGCTGCTCTAAGAAGTTTAATTTTAAGAGGTGAAATATCTATTTCATATTGAAATAAAGGCTTTTCAGTTATTGCAAAATACTCCGCTGCTTTGGTTTGAAGTGCTGTTTCGGCTGCTGTAATGTATGTTTCAGGAAGTGCAATATCTAATAAGATGTATTTATCTCCTGTATTGAATTGAAAAGCTTCGTTGTCAGGGTCAGGGAATACAGAATCATTTTCGTCTGCAAATTGCTTTATTGTGAATTTTTTCGTTGAGTGATTATAATCGATAATTTCTAAATCATAACCCGCAAGCTGTCCGGTTTGAAAGTGAACTTTTGCATTATCGCCGATACGATATTTTGTATTTCCGTATACCGAATTATCATAAATAGCTTGATTTTCCGCTGTATTACTTAAATTCCTTCTTATTAACCATGTTGAATAATCATTTAAAAAAGTTGAACCATCCCAATACACAACATTCCTTTTTTGCCAAATTGCTTTTAAATCGAAGTCCATAGAAGAATCATAAAAAGAAAATGCTCCATCAATACCGGTTATAGTCCCTTCGCGTTCAGGTTTTATGTCTTCGTATATTTTTGTTCCTTCAATTACAGGCTGTCCGAGTATGGAAGTTTCAAGATAAGAATCATCTTTGTTTTTTGAAGGTAAACAAAGCCTTGTATGTCGATAGCAATTGCCAAGATTTTCATTACTGCCAAAAACAAACAATCTTGTAATGAAAGGGTATGTGTCAGATAAAGTTCTTTTGATAGAATATAAACCACCACTTTTGCCAATCGAAAAAGGGGAAGTGAAATATACTTCTCTTTTTCGAATATTGATGTAGTTTACTCCGCTTACAGTAGTAATATCAAATTCTTGACTATATTCCTCACAAACCTTTTGAAGTGCTTCAAGACAGTTTGATTCGCTGCCAAAAGTTAAGTTTTTAACCGGACTTGAAAAAATAGGAGTTGAGCCTGCTGCCCAGAGCGAGGGATAAACGCGATTAAGATTGCTTATAATAAGGGAAAGAAATGTGTTAATGTTTGCAGTCAAACTATCAAGCATTGTATCTTTTCCAAGCTGAAAAGACGTGTTTATTAAATCATATTGCAATCCTTCAAAGATAATCGTATAACGAAACCTTTTATTTGCTGTTTTTTCGCATTCCGGAAGCTTGTTTATCTTGTATTTCTTTTCAAACACTTCAATATAATCACCTAACTGAAACGGAAGCATTTTCACACTTTCAACTTCCATAGTTACAACATCTTCTTGCATTAAAGACATCTTTTGTTCGCCTTTTACAATGGTTACTTGACTTCCTGCTGTATTGTCGAACAATTCAAAGGAAGGAGGTACTGCTATTCCCGGATGGTATACTGTTAGTGTCATTATTCGTAACTTGATATTGTTGGTTCAGGTTCTATAAAAGTAATTGTAAAAGTGCCGTAGTTTTGCCCATCTACGAATCGTTTTTTTATTTGTGAAATCTTTTCGCAATATACTGAAAAAGTCAATGTTTTTGCTGTTCCGGTTTTTGGAGTGATTACTACTTGCAAAGTTTTGACTTCGGTTTGACTTTTTAAGTCATAACAAAATCTATAGTAATTTTCAATCATATCCTTTGCTGTTGCTGCCTTTATGTAGGCTTCAATGGTGATTTTCCTTTCATTATAAACAACGGTACTTAATTCAGGACTATAACCGTTTGAATCCGGAAAATTATATTTCTGAATATCTTTTCTATCAGGAATATCAATTAACCCTTCAGCAGATTTTACCTTCACTCCGTAAGTAGCTACAAATTCCTTGCTGTTAAATGAATATACTATTGTCATAATGTTGTTACTCCTTTCGCTCTTAGTATATCAGTTTGAATTTGATTACTTCCTTTATTAGCATTCATGATTTGTATTATTTGCTGTACTCCGTTATCTATCGAAACCAATCTAAATAATTGGCTTCTACTCAATGATAAGGCTTCAACCTGATTCAATCGTACTGCATTGGTTTGTCCTGCCAATAAGTCTATGCTTTCCTGCGATGCTCCTTTTATGGCTCCCGATAATGTGGTTATACCTCCACCGCCCGCACTTCCAAATATTTCATCTATTTTTGTATACATTCCACGTGTTGCTGTCATTAAAGTATCAAAACTCGGCTTTGCTTCTTCTAACCACGTTCCAAAATAATTAGCGATAGCATTCGCCCTATCCTCTTCAGTTGCATAAGTTCCTTTTGCTATTGATTCAAGATTCTTTTTCAACTCTTGCATTTTAGAAGACATATAAACGGTGTAAAGCATATTAGCGACGACATTTTTAAGTGCATCAGCTGCCGATTCCTTGAATGCTCCCCAGGCGTTTGTACCATTTTCGATTGATTGAGTGATTGCGTCTATTGCCGAACTTCCTAAATTATCAAACGAAGAAGTCAAAGCGTCTGCCATCGCTTGTACTGCGTCATCATACTCTTTTTGTAGTTCTAATATACTCATTAAATACTCCCTTAAATCTTTATCGGCTTCACCTAATTTAAGTATAAATAATGCGAGTTTTTCAGTATCAAAACCAGTCTTATCTGCATTCCAAATATCATAAGATGCGAGATTTTTGTAAACAGGCCTCCCGCTTAAAGTTACTTCTGTTATGCTTTTAACCATTAGACCCTTAATGGCTTCGAGACCTTTATATATTTCTCCCTCCCATTCGTATTCTGTTTTAGAATATAAAGCATTTAATCCGTCTTTCGCTGCTGTTGCTGCCTTCTGGTAACCTTCTATTCGTTTTGATATTTCATTTAAAAAAGCAGTATCGGCTTCGGCTTGTATCTTTAATCTTTCAATTATCAGCATATTTATTTGTTCTTCGGAATCAATTTGAAATTTTTTGTAATCGGCATAATCTTTTTCAACTTGTGCCTCTCTTTTTTTTACGCCCTCTATTATGCTTGTTATTACCGATAATACTCCACCTGCTATTGCTCCCCAAATACCGCCAGATTGAGCTCCGCCTACAACAGCATTTAATGCAGATACAACATTATCCATAATCTCTGCTGATTTCTCTAATTGAATATCATTTGTTATTGCGGCAATCTGTCGCATGTATCCAGAGGCCTTGCCTAATATTGAAGCGAAATCGCCTGCTCCTCTAACTAATCCGGCAAACGCTTTTTTGTTATAAGTTTCCGCTTCTTTTTCGAGTTCCTCTTTTACTTTTCCTGTTGCTTTGATGGATTGTTTCGTTTTTTCTGCCGCTTTTTTTATATTAGAAAACCCGTCTATAAACCCTTTAAACATATAATCTTCTTTGTCGAGGTCTTCTAATTCAAACAATATAGCGTATAATTCAGCAAGTTTTTCGTTATCAATTGCATTTATTTGCTCTTTTGTAATTCCGTCCGGTATTACTTTAGTTACGCCTTCCATATAAGCAATCAATTGTCTTAGTTGAGATGTTGTTTGCTTTACTGATTTTTCGGTTTGTTTCCCGAAGTCTGAAAATATTTTTTTAATCAATTCCGATTTTTCCAATACGCTGTCCGTTTCCTCTTTATTGATTTTCTTTACGGCTTCAGATTCAGCTTGTAGATTTGCCTCAAATTGCTCGCTGCTATACGTAGGAGTATTCCCACGTTCTACATCAATGGCGTTTCTTTCTTCCATCAACTTACGCTCGTTTAGATATTGTTTATGAATATCATTCCGTCTTTGTTCGTAAGATTTATATTTCCCTTCGAGGCTGCTATATAAGGCATCGATGTCATTTTCATATTTTTTTCTGCGATTTGTAAGTGCTGTCTCTAATTGTTTAAGCTCTTTTTCAGTGCTTAATTTAGAACGTTCCGATTCAATTATTTCAACATCCTTTTCATATTCCTCTTGCAACTGCAAGCGTTTATCGAATATTTTGTTGTATTCATCAATTAATTTATTTGCTTCGCCTTTTTGTGTCAGTTCGGAAATCTCTTTATTTATATTGTCAAGATTTGATTTTTGAGGTTTGGTTAGTTTTTTGCCACCTTTTTCTATTTCTAATAATTTTGCTCTTTCCTTCTCTAAGTAAAGTAAATAAGTTTCAGCATAATCAATCAACGTTTTATACTTTTCTTTTGCTGCTTCTCGTGTTGTTTCATCAGTAGATTTGATTGCTTTAGAATAAATATCATATTGTTCTTTTATCTTTTCCAATATAGTTTTATATGTATCACTTGTTTTTGTTTCGCTTGCATCTTTGATTCCTGCTTCATCCAATATATCCTCTGCCTTTTCGCTATATTCTTGAGCCAAACCAAACCTTGCTTTTAATCCTGTTTCCATCATGCTAACCTTTAACTCTGCAAGTTTAAGTTCCTGTTCCCACGGCTCAAGAGCATACTCATCTGTTTGTGGACTTCTTTGATAATCTTTATATTTTGTTTTAAGGTCTTCAAGTTCACTTTCTGCTTTTATTTGAAGCATTATCAAGTCTTTTGATTCATCTTTGACTACTGTTGCTTTAGCTTTTGCTATTTGAGCCCGTATAAAAGCATCTTTGTTTTTTATCAATAGATTTTCTGCATCCGCAACGCTCTTTACTGATACTCCTAAGTCATTAAATGCTTTTTGATTATCTTTTACAAACTTTTCTTTTTCTTTCATGCTCGTTCCAAGCCTTGAATATGAAGAAGAAAGTTCGTTTATTTTCGCAATTGGTTCGATTGCAATTTCCGCCACGCTGTTTGTGAATTTTTCTTGTTCTGCACGTGCTTCTTTTTGTTTTTTATTTAACAACGTGAATACAGCGACTAAGCCTGCAACTACTGCCAATAACCAACCAATTCCAGGTATTGATTTAATTGCCAATCCTACGGCTTTAAAACCACCTGCCAATCCTTTTGTGGCTACGATTCCGGTTGTCGTCGCTGCTGTATTTCCTGCTGTTGCTGCTGTTCCCTTTACTATTTCGCCTGTCTGTCCTTTTTTAGCTGCTGTAGCTGCTTTTGTCGCAACGGCTTCCGCTGTCTGAACTACTACAGATTTACCTGTAATTTCGTTCCACCATTTTTTAAGTCCGTTGACGGTAACGAGCATAAAGGCACTATCTTTGTTTATTGTTTGTGAAATCTGCTGTAATCCTATGGTGATAGCCATTAAAGATTGTACTTTAGTCATTATCTTTTGGAGGTTCTCATTTTCTCCTGCAAACAATCCGTAGGCTCCGGCTGCTGCTGACATTGCACCCGATATACCTCCTAAACCTGTGATAATTCCTTGAAATCCCCTTTGGTCATGAGCCATTATAGTTGCCTGTATCGTTGCATCTTTCCATTGATCTGTAAGTTTACCTGCTTTTTCTTGTAAATCCCGATAGGCTGCTGAATTTCTCAATCCTTGTGCTTCCATTCGAGCCATTTCTTCTTTTGCTGCCCTGATTTGCGTTCTATATTGCCCTGTTGCATCTGATGTTACTTTTACCTTTGCAGCGACTTTATCCTCTAATTTTCCAAGTTCTAAATTAGATTTTGAAGCTTCGGAAACAAGTTTGTTTCTTGTTGCAATTTCGCTTTTTAACACCTCTTGACGAGCTTTGATACGTCTATAATCATCATCATTTCCGGATTGAAATGCTTTTCCTGATTCGCTGCTTAATTTAGTATATTCCGCTTCTAATTTCTTTATTTCAGCTATATTAGTCTCCATAACGGTATCAACAGATTTAAATGCTGATTCAAATGCTGTTTTTATTTTTTCTGCTGCTTCCGCTCCGGTTATGCTTCCTTTTCTGAATTCGTTAAATAAATATTGTATTTTTAACTTTGCGTCATTGGTAATTTTTCCAATATCCACAACGCCATCAAGGTTTATATCAATATTTTTTATTCCGAGTGATTCTATTTCTTTTTTTGTTTCAACAATACTTTTTTTATGTTTAAGTTGTTCGTCTGTATTTAATTTAACCTTCGCAGCTACATTATCTTCGAGTTTAGATAATTCATCCCCTGCTTGGTATGCTTCTTTAATCAACCTTTTTCGTGTAGCTATCTGCTCTTCTAAAGCTCCTTGTGTTTGTTTTAATCTATGATATTCCTCGTCATTCCCAGCTCGAAAAGCATTTGCAGCCTTTTTAGAAAGTCCGTCATATTCGCTTTGTAATTGCTGTAATTCTTTTTTATTCGTTCCAATTACAAGTTCAATATTCCCAAACGCTTTTTCAAACTCAGCGGATATTTTATTAAATGCCGTATCCATTGCAGACCCGCCCTTAACGGTAGAATCTACCAATCCTTGAATCTTAGCTTTTGAGGCATCGGCAATCTCAGATAGGTTGTCAACTCCGATTATATCAAATTCTAAACTTCCAATCTTTTCAGCCATCATATACTATTTAAAAGATTATAAATTTCATCTACATTATCATCTGTTAGTTTTATTGCTTTATTTTTTTTATCGCTATCAAAATCATAAGAAGGTGCATCTATTAACAACCTTTGCACAATAGCCCAAGAAATATTATGATGTAAATAATCCCATGTCCAGTGTAGGTGAGAGCATATTGACCCACG